ACGAAATGGTTTTTGTTTAATTCAAGCAGCTATCCTACAAGGCGAACAGGTAGAAGCACACAATGCTTTCTTTGAGAAAGCTATCTGGCAAAACATAATGGCTAACCGTTATAATTGGCCAGGGATTAATCCAGAGCAATGGAGATGTTCAGCTTCTAAAGCTGCATATCACGCACTACCGAGATCATTAGGCGGGGCAGGTCAAACACTTGGCCTTGATGTTACCAAAGATGATGAGGGTAGAAGAGTGATGTTACAATTATGTAAGCCAAGAACTAAAGGAACCCAGATATATTTTGAGAAACAAGAACACCCAGAAAAATTTGAAACCTTATATAAATACTGCAAGTCAGATGTGGAGTCTGAACACGCACTATCAGAAAGGTTAGGGGACTTACCAGCACAAGAGCTAGCCGTATGGCAGCTTGACCAAAAGATTAATATGCGTGGGGTACCAATAGACATTGATGCCGTGGATGCAGCGTTAAAAATCCTCTCTGAATATACAACTAAATTAGCAGCCGAGATAGATATAATAACAGAAGGGGCTATCCAAACCATTGGACAGAGAGCCAAGATATTAGAGTGGTCCGCAAGTAGAGGGGAGATCTTAACTGGATTAACTAAGGATGATGTTGCTAAAGCGCTACCAAATATTAAAGATGCTAAGGTGAAAAGATTATTAGAGATACGCCAAGGTCTTAGTAAAACTTCTACAGCTAAGTACGAAGCTATGAAGAACTCTACTGCACCAGATGGTAGGATCCGAGATGTACTTATGTACCACGGTGCTTCCACAGGTAGATGGACTGGTAAGTTAGTCCAGTTCCAGAACCTACCTAGAGGTAACATTAAAGATATGGCTACAGCTATTAATCTAATCAAACAAGGTAGCCTGTCAGCAGTAGAGATGCTCACCGGAGATGTGATGGGTTTTATGTCCGGAGCTATAAGAGGGATGGTTAAAGCCCCAGAGGGTAAGCAGTTCTTGGTAGCAGATTTTGCAGCTATTGAGGCTAGGGTATTAGGTTGGTTAGCTGGTAGTGAGAAAATGCTTAACCAGTTTAGACAAGGGCAGGACCTATATAAAGACATGGCCTCAAACATATACCGAGTAGATGTTAAAGACGTAACTCCTGAGCAGAGGCAGTTAGGAAAGGCTGCAATACTAGGAGCAGGCTACGGTATGGGCGCACCTAAGTTCTTTGAAACTTGTTTGAGTTGGGGGATTAAAGTACATGAGGGCCTGGCTAAAACAGCCATCAATACTTACCGCTCCACCTACCATGATGTAAGATCCCTTTGGCAAGACCAGGAGAAAGCTGCTCACACAGCCGTACGTACTGGTAAAAAAATTACAGCAGGCAAAACCATTTGGTTTACTGAGGATGATTTCTTGAAGTGTCAATTACCAAGCGGTAGATGCCTCCACTATTATAAGCCTGAGCTTCGGGAGAAAGAAACTGACTGGGGTATGAGTATCGAACTAAGTTATATGGCTGAGAAGAATGGTAAAGCATTCCGCAACGGTACGTATGGTGGTAAGCTAGTAGAGAATATAACTCAAGCAGTTGCCAGAGATCTAATGGCTGAAGCTATGATCCGGATTGAGAAAGCTGGCTTTGAGATTGTACTTTCGGTGCATGATGAATTGATTGTGGAACACCCAAGGCAAGATCATACTAGTATGATAAGCCCTTTAATAAGATTTTGTGAGCTCATGTCACAAACACCAGATTGGGCGACTGACTGTCCTGTGGAAGCGGAAGGTTGGTCTGGTATTAATTATAAAAAATAAATTATGAAAGTAAGTTTAAATAACCAAAAAGAAATACTCATAGACGGAGAGATGGTGGCTAGAGCTGTATTGACTAGTGACACTAGACTAATGCCTAGGCGATATGCGTTAATAGATATAAAAAGGCGAAAGCTCTTTGACATAGATAACTATATGGACTTTAGGGGAACCTATAAAGATATGGACTGGAAAACTATTTTAAATATTAAATAATTAAATTATGATATGTAATAAAGAAGAGTGTGATATACTTTTTGATAGAGGTTCCGGTTGGGTTAAATACGAAGGGGCGCCTGTTTACTGTAGTGAACACTGCCTTGACACGGACAACCTTGAACCTGACAACATAAACCCGGACCATTACAAGGTAGGCGGTATAGAAACTTTTGATTTTATCACCGCAAAAACATCACCGGAACAATTGGCTGGCTACTGCAAAGGGAATATCCTTAAGTATGTTTCAAGAGCTGACCATAAAAATGGAGTAGAGGATCTTAAAAAAGCCAAGTGGTATTTAGATAAATTAATTAAAACATTCGATGACTAAAACAATACTCGCTTTAGACCTAGGCACCACAACTGGAATTGCTATGACCTCAAAGGGGAGTATTCAATCCTATAGTAAGAGTTTCAAGGCTACTCGCTTTCAAAGTGCTGACCGTAGATTCTTTAATTTCCGTAACCACTTGCAAGACATACAGAACAAATTAATGCTGGGGGTTGATGTAGTTTATTTTGAAGAAGTGCGTAGGCATATTGGCACAGATGCTGCTCACTGCTACGGTGGATTCAAGGCAACCCTTACTATGTTTTGTGAAGATAATAAGATACCTTATGAAGGGGTAGCCGTAGGTACCATCAAAAAATTTATAACTGGGAAAGGTAATGCCAATAAAGAAAAAGTAATAAAGGCGGTTCAAGATTTAGGTCACAATCCAAAAGATGATAATGAGGCTGATGCTTTAGCCTTGTTATACTTTGCAATGGAGAAGGAAACATAATACCAGGTATCAATCAAGTAAAGTATATTTACCGTATCTGTAAATTAGAAATTTATTTCGAGGTTGTTTTAAAAAAGATATATGAACCCATCTACTTTTCCCCGAATATTCAGCGATACATTGATCTACTTCTATGCCACTTTTTTGAATAGCCTTTATTACATCGTTGGGTTCCCCAAATTCTGGACATACAAAATCAACGGCTGAACCGATTAAATGATAACTGCCAGTAGAACCGGATACCAATGTATTTAAATATTCGCACCTAAACCCCGAAGTTATAATAATTGGTTTATCTAATAAGTTTCTAACCTTTTGTAGCTGTTGAGCTGTAAATTTAAGATTTTTAAGTATAGATTTATTACGAGTAGAATTATCTATATTATTTTGCCTAGCGGTACTGCTTCTAAAAAACTCACTATAATGGAAATCTTTAGTTGTGATTGATTCTAAATACCTAGTCATTATTACACCAATTAATTTTTTGCTTAGTACCTCCTAAATAAGGATAAGCTAACTTACATTTTAATAGCTCTTTAGATAAGTTTTTACCATCATAGATAATATTACATACCAATCTAAAATACTTACCTTTGGCACAATCTTTTAACTCAATCTTATTAGCATTAGATAATCTATCTTTTACAAATTGTTTAGCTTTATATCCTTTAGCTTTTTCGCATTTATCTTTGGTTCTAATTTCTGGGGTATCTAGTCCGAACAATCTAACCTTTACGTCTTTACAAAAAAAATTAGTATCGCAATTAAGATCTACCGTTATCGTGTCGCCATCATAATTTTTAATGTATTTAGCATTAAAAGAATTAGCGTAACTTTGACAAGATAGTATTATTAATAATGTAAAGCTAAGTATTTTATTCATTTAAAAAATTAATTCATCGTCCATTTTTAAAAGTATCTATTGTAAACTATTCCAAAAGCATCTTTAAACCCCAATTCTTTATTGCGATCAAACCAGTACACACCGTAGTAGTTTTTATCTTTAAATATTCCACCACTCAAACCTTTAATTAATGCTGATGTACTGGTTGTTATACCATTAAATTTATCATAAACATTAACGCTCGCTAATACTATTGACGCAGAAAAATTACCAACTTTTGTGGGAATAGAATTACCTAAGGAACAACTATCAATTAAAGTTTTTCTTTCTACCTTACCACTTAAGAATCTAATTTCTGTAGGCTGTTGAAAAAGTCTATTACTAGCACAACTTATAAAACTATTATCTTCAAATATAGATAAACCTATATGGCCACTTTTGAACTGGTCTTTTAGGCTGCCTAGATGCTCATTCTTATTGATCTGGGTATTGTCTGTGTTGTAGTAAGTTAATGATTTACCAATAAATGGCTTGTATTCTACAGCATACACCTTGGGGCAAATAGCTACTAATATAAGTAAAGCAACTATATAGATTAATATAATATTAATTTTCATGGCATTTTCTTTTTAAATATTGCTTTTCATTTTTAGCTATCTCCGTCAAGTCTTCCAATGTAAATGCAGAATCTTTAAATTTTAATAGAACATGATTCGGTATCTTTTTATAGATATTACAATAATGATTTATATCATCACTCCTGGCTAAATTAGTCTCCTTTGTATAGCAAGCTGTCAACAAGATTGTTAACGTCAGAATAATCATCAACTTCTTTATTAATTTGCTTAGTAATCTTATTATTTGTTTCATGCTTGATTATTATTTTTTTTAGTATCTCACTATTTTCTTTTATTCTTTCAGACTCAGTCTGTTTATTAGCAACTGATTTACCTTTGAAGTAAATACTAACTAATGCAATAAAACTTCCGATTGAGCCAATAAGATATTTAATCATTTTTTAAATGGATTAAATTTTCCAAAATATTCTGTAACACTAACCCCCAACAATCCAGAGCCAGCCCAAAAGAATATAGATATTGCATTTGTTATATCGCTAAACTCTACAGCTGTCTTTTTAAATATTCCAAATACTATAGTACCTGCAAGTAATACAGCACCTATAAATAAAGATGTAATACCTGTGACTCTTTTTGATGAAGTATGACCGATAACATTTTGAAATAATGTAACATTATTAGTTATGTTTTCTTTTTTAATTTCTTCTTTTTCCATGTCTTGCGTTAAATTATTAATTTTTAATTATACTACTTTTCTTTATTTAGTAATTCAAGTAACAATTCTTTTAAGTGTTCTTGATTGTTTTTATCAATTCAAGTAATAATCCTTCTAAGTGTTTTTGATTGTTTTTGTCATGACTTTTTATTCTTTCTAAAGCACTTTCTAATTCTTTACTTTGACGCTCTTTTTCTTCAGCTTGCTGTTTTTCATTGTATTTTTTTAACTTTTCTATTTCTTTTTTATTCTGGTTCGATTGCTTATTTTGTTGGTGAACAAAAAATAAAATCATAACAATAGACGGAGTTACATCATGAGTTATTACAAGTGATGCTAATTTAATTACAACGTCCACAACATTTTTGATTTTACATTAATAGATAGATCTTCTAGTAATTTTTTTATTTCTTTGTTATCACATTTTTTTTCTTTGTTTGTGTTAGTTAATATGTAAACTATGATTGTTCCTCTAAAATTTTTAATTACAGTAAATCCTAAATTAGTTATTTTTCTATTAGAAGATAATACCATATCTTTTATAGTGTTGCATTTAGGTAAATTATCTGACTCATTAAATACTATTGCTTTTGTATCTTCTGTTGAATTTATAAAATTATAAGTGCAATTAT